ATTTCCTTCATTTATACCATTGCTGAGGTCTATGTCTTCAGTCTTGCTAAGTAAATTGTCATATCCGAGATCCAAATAAGAGTCCATGTTTTTATCTTTATTTTATAATTCTTGTTCTTTGATTTCTGTTCTAATAACAAAGCCTTCAAACTCCCATGATTTATTATAGCTTTTTTCGTAAAATTTATACCTGTACCTATTCCCAGATGACAAAATATCAGCATGTCCTATATTCTTGTCAAAACTTGTTACATCTGTATTATCGAATGAGTTATTATTATTTATATCCACGGAACATTTAATACCCTCACCATATCTTGAGAACACTGTCATGTGATTTGTATGCTTTACATCTTCTGGGGCACCGTGATCATATGCCTTCGTTATAAAGAATGAGTCTATTTCTTCACCATTATCTGCATATACATTGTCAACCTTGTTGGCAAACGTGAATACGCTGCTATCATCATTCCCAAAGTGAGATCTAACTTTAGAATCTATTTTGAACAAAGAAGCAGAGTAAGCAGGCTCGGATGTGCATCTAATATACGATGTTTCCTTTCTAACATCCCAACAGAACCAAGTATTAGTATAGTCCGTTCCATCTACTGTAACGTCCCCTATAAATGCACGATATTCGAATCCGTCGTATTGCACAGAAATAACGTTGTTTATATTTGCCTGGTCGATAGCATCTATATAATTTTGCATTTTAGCTGATATCAACTCTGGGTAGGCGCCAGCCCATCGCCAGAATCCGTATCTATTAAACCAATAAAGCACATTGTTAATCTTTTGGATAGATCTATGACTGTCACACCCATAGTCTGCTATCTTCTTTCTTTCAGATTCGTCATACTTCCACATAGATCTTTCCTTAAATACTATAAGTCTATCTAAGACTTCGGCCGCTCCGGTTATTTCATCACCATCATCATACCCGAATTCTATGAAATTTGTATCAGTACTAGTCCATCCAATCCCCCCGTCTACGGGTTCATCTGAATAATACGCCCTGGATGGATATACAACGTCATCTAATTTGGTGTGTAACACGTATAACAAGTCTCTATACCTTACTATGAATTTTGCTTGTGGCATATCGAATATGTCTTGATCCGCGTCACTGAAATCTACTCCATTTACTGTGCCACTAGGTAAAAATGTAGTATCCTCTTGGTGCCCGACTACGAATGTTTTTCCGAGATAGTTTTCCATGTCAGCTATACTGTCAGCGTATCCATCCCAGTCTGTTGATAGCCCCTCAATTGAAGTCCAACTTGTAATTGGTACTTCTTTGTTCGGCGCTATGAATTCCATAGTAAGGTCGTCACCTTTTGTAGCAATGCCTAGTAAATAATCGACACGATCAGATGTGTCAAAATACCAATGTAGGCCAGTGACCTCTGCATCAGTTCCGACAGATCCAGACGCAGTCTCTGTTGTTCCAGGAACCTTCTCAAGCTTACCAAGTTTATATGTCCATACATTCTTGGCAGCGATAAGTTCATTATCTCGCATGAGAAAGTCAGATGTATTAGAATTTATTAATCCATCAAAATTTGTATAACGGATTGGTGTCATAGTTGTTGCCATATTATATAGTTACGCCTACGAATAGTTCATCGTCAAATATACTTGTTCTTTCTACATATTCGGCTACGCCATCTTGTTCTGGCCCTCCGTATTCTTCTACCTGTTCCTCGAGTAGTCTTGTGTACATTTCGTATAAAGCGTCTCCCTTAGTTTTGTTTCCTCGTATATATGCGAACTGACTGCCGCAGTAATAAATTAACACTGGTACTAATGGTATGTCTATTTCTGTAGATAAGTTACCAATAACATCAGGCACTTTGTAATATTCATATTCTACATCATATTCACCATTAGGTGTTGGATATAGATAATATTTTTGGTCTCTTTCTACGAAGTGAGATGGTTGTCCAGTTGATGCTGTCCCTTCTGTGTATCTGTTGTAGTCGTTCTTAGTAAACCAGTCTAGTTGATAACCGTTCACCTTGATCCTTACTAACTGAGTTAGGTCAGTTGGTTTATCAATGTAGTTCTGATTATTAGTAGTTGTAGTGCCGGTTGTAATTGTATTCCAGAAAGGCCATCTCTTCTTTCTAGCCCCTACTTCATCCAATCCGTCCTGCAATGTTTCTAATGCTATATCCCATGTTAGTCTTGAGTTAGGGCTTTCATCTATAGTTGTTAATGCTTTTCTCGCACCAGACCTAACTATCCTTTCAGATGATCTTCTCGTAAAAGAAGAACTATTAATTACCTCTGAAAAACCAGATTCATAATCACCATCTTCGTGATAATAAGCTGTCTTGAAGAAACTGAATGTTGTGCCTGTATATGTATACTCAGTAAACTGCGCTGTTGTATCAATATCAAGTGTATCCAAAAGAGTCGGAGTTCCTGTTGAGGATGTCATACCAAAGAACTTGATCTGGTTATGACTTATGAATGTTACCGGGTCTGAAGCTTCATGTGAGCTTATCAGGGCGCTCGCTGTAAACACCTTTCCAGATGTAGCAGATGCGTCCACCAGGACTATCTCTGATTTTTCATCTCCGTAGTCGCCAACAAGAACATAGAAGTCAGATGCTAATGTATCTGGAAATCCGGTTATCGATGCTATGCTTAGAGATGTGCCACCAACAGAGACATCTTGTGTAAGGTATGTCCTTGCACTATCTTTCAGGTCTATGTTGGCTACTTTTATGCTGTTGTGTGGTTGAATTGCCATTTTTTTTAGTTAAATAATTTAGGTGCTATATCATCTATGAATTTTATGATCCTGGGAGCTATAAATACGCTAGACGTGGAACTAGAGCTAGATGAGCTAGATGAGCTGCTGCTAGAACTACTCGTACTAGAACTACTAGAGCTGAAACTGGTACTAGAACTAGAGCTACTAGATGAGCTAGAGCTACTAAAACTAGTTGAACTAGAACTGCTAGACGAGCTGCTTGAACTTGAACTAGATGAGCTCGTGCTTGAACTAGACGAGCTGACTGAACAACTAGAACTACATGAGCTACTTGAGCTAGATGACCTACTTGAGCTACTCGAACTACTAGATGAACTAGAGCTTGAAGAACTGCTTGAGCTGCTACTAGAACTAGAACTCGAGCTAGAAGAACTAGAACTTGAACTGCTTGAGCTTGAAGAACTACTAGACGAAGAACTACTGGATGATGAACTAGTTGATGAAGAACTGAAACTGAATGATGATATAGAACTAGAGGAGCTACTAGAAGAACTGAAACTAGTAGAACTACTACTAGAGCTTGAGCTTGAAGATGAACTGGAGCTGCTTGAAGAACTTGAACTACTCGAAGAGCTGGATGAACTTGAGCTAGAGCTTGAACTACTGGAAGATGAAGAACTAGAAGAACTAGATGAACTACTTGAACTTGAGCTACTAGAACTTGAGCTACTACTTGAACTAGAACTCGAGCTGCTTGAGCTAGACGAAGAGCTGAAAGAACTAAGAGAGGAACTACTTGAGCTTTCATTAAAAGGAACGTCTGTGCTGAATGTAACAGAGTTGTTATTGATTAGGTCGTTATTATTAGTAGTAGCGTCTAACAAAGTATTGTTACTTCTCCAATATCCAACTAAGTTGGCTGTTCCGCCATCAATCAGCTTGCTCATGTTGTCCTGTATCTCTGTGACTGTTCTTGTATCAGCCCACATTCTGACTTCATCCATCAAACCGTCAAATCCATCGCCACTTGCATTGTTACCTAAGTAAAAGTTAGATGTACTTGCTCCGATTGAAGTGGCTGTTTGGGCGCTTGTTCCTTGACTAACACCATTAAAGAATAGTTCTGCCGTGGCTGTCGAAGCTGTCCAAACAATGGCAAAATGTGTCCAAACTCCTGTTGGTATCGTTTTACTGTTAAAGGTATAGTTATCGTTAGCACCATCGTTGAGACGCATTCTGATTTTATCTACTCCTGCGTCATTACGTCTTTGGATCCAGTACCCAGTATCTGACAATTTAAAAGCAAGATATTCAAAATCATCTGTCGCTACTGCCGCCTCAGGTTTTAACCAACATTCAAAAGTAAGGTCTCCAGTAATGTCCAGCCCTGTTTGGTTAGCGTCAGTAATGCTAAGTGATTGGTTGGATGATAACTCGAAGTCATAACTACTTTGATCAAATCCGATGTCAGTGCTATAAACAGGCGTTGTGCTACCTGAACTGTAATTCCAGGTTAGAGTATTACCATTTCCAGATTTATCAGTTAGGTCGTCGTTAAGTTGCCAGTATCCCTCTAGGTTGTCGATAGCGACAGCATCATTGCCATCTAGCTCAAGATTAATACCACTTCTAATCTCTGCTGCTGTTCTAATGTCTGACCATACTCTGACTTCGTCTATTTTACCGTCAAAACTGGAAACACTATCGTCTCTTCCCCCAATCGCAAAAGCAGCACTACTATT